GCCTGCGCGGTCTTGCCCAGGCCCATCTTGTCGCCCAGCAGTGCGTGCTTGCGCGCAGCTAAAAACGCCGCGCCGGTCTTTTGGTAGTCAAAGAGCTGCAAGGCTTTGCGCCCCATGGGTGGCGATGAGCGCAGCGTCTGAGCGTCCATCGTCCTTTTTGCGGGCAAACAGTTGTGCCTTGGCTGGGTAGATGGCCGCAGCCCTTTCGCGGCTGCCGTCTTTGCCACCGCGCACGCGCATGGCCCGCTGCCAAACCTGGGGCGGCACTCGGGTGCAGGAGATGCCGCAGCCCGCCAGCACGCCTTCGAGCACGCCGACTGCACGGCCAAAGGCGAACATGCTGGAGACCCCTTGCCCTGGCATCGCACCGACCAGCTCGATATACCCGGCGTCGACGTGGCCAAACTCGCGCACTGCGGCTGCGAGCATGGGGGCGTTGACCTCGTTGACCTCGCGCTGGCCGCGCTTAATCAAAGTCGTGGGCATGTCCACCATCGCGATCAGCTGCTGGGCCGCAGGCAGGGAGGTGTCGATCAGCGCCAGCGCGCCGTGTGCGCCTGGGTCGATGCCGAGGACTCGCATCAGTGGCCCAGCGCGTCGAGGGCGATCCGGTGCTCAGCGATCAGCCGGTCGTGCGCTTCGGCCAGGCGCTCCAACGAGGAAAGCCGGGGCTCGACGGCTCCGCGCTTCCACCGGCTTACGACGGACGGGTCCATGCCGGCCGCGTAGCACACGCGCGCAACCGTGATCGGCCCGGCGTCGATTTCCGAAAGGAGGTTCTTGAGGTAGAGGGAGGCGGTGCCCATGGCTGTGTTCTTTATGTCAAAGCAGATTTGACATTATAGGTGCCCGGACTCCCACCGGGCGGCGTCGTGAAGGTGGAAAGGAGGAAACACCCCACGCATGTCCGCGATCTCGACCCCGAGGGGCATCGCAGCCGGGCGCAAACCTTGTGCAGTGGACCGGTTCGCAGGGCCCAATCGTTGCGCCGCTTGCAAGGCGGGGGCGTTGCACTCGCCCGAGTCGCGCTACTGTCTTTTGGCTCCAGCTCGTCGGGTCATCATATCCCGATGCTCGGCGTCTTGTTTGCAGGCGTCGTCGCAGTACAGCAGGCCAGGAGGCAGTAAGCTGTCGCAGTTGAGGCAACGGCCTGTCGCCACGGTTTTGGGGCCCTTGCGGGCGTCGGCAACGCGGGCGGTGAGGTATGCGTAGGCTTGCTCGTTGGCCATGTCGACTTCATCAGCCATGCTTCGTCTCCATCTCGATCAGCAGGTCGATCTCGTGCTTGATCTTCTCCAGATCCTCAAAGCGACTTTTTGCGGGCTTGTCGCGCCAGCGCGTAATCCGCTTGACGATGCAGCCTTCGAGAAAGTTCAGCTTGTTGGCATGGATGTATTCCACCGGCTGGATCTTTTTACCTTTGTAATGGCCGCCCGCCACTTGCACGTCGAGCGCGCCAAGAGCGGGCCCACGCGCGCTTTGCGTTTTGGCGGTCCAGTTGGCGTAATTGAGGCACTTATTGCAAGGCACATCGGCAGCGGTGAGGTCTTCGTGGATGCAGGTGGTGCAAAGTTTTTCAGTCATTTGATTCGTCCTTAATTCGTTGCGCATAGGCCCAGGGGCTGGGGCACTGCCACAGCTGGCGCAGGGCGCGGGTTTGGTCGTTGCGTGCGGCGCGATGGCTGTGCATCGTAACGCGCACTGGATGCGTCGGGCAGACGTGCTGCCCGTGATACTCGCCAAACTCTTCGACCAGTTCAGCCGAGGTAAGTTTGGCCAGGTCGAGCTCAAGCCGACGCAAGAACGTGCGGATCGAGCCTGTCGCCACGTAGCAAATGGAGCCGTCTTTGTGCTCAAGATCCAAGATGCTGCGCAGCACCAAAGAGTCGAGCATGGCCCGCGCGGCTTGCAGCATGTCGGCGCTGGGGTGCTTTGCGGCCTTGAGAACCTGCGCCGCGTCCAGGGACGAGAGCTTGCCTTTGCGTAAGGCCTGGCGGACCAAAGCGGCTTCACTTGCGTTGCGCAGCATGTCAGCCTTCGAGTGCGCGGTTGAACGAGCGGTTGAACGAGCGGTCGTCGAAGGCACCCAGGTGCGCGGTGCTCTTGCCCAGCAGCCAGCCTTCGCCCAGGTTGTTCTCTCGCAGGGCCAGGCAGTCTTGCTCCAACACGTTGCTGAGCGTTGTCAGGCACAAGTGCAGGCGGTGCAGCGGCAGGGGACTGTTGAAGTCAATCACCAAGCCATCCTCGACTTGCGCCAGATACCCGATAGGCTTGCGCACCATCCGCACCAGCTCGGCCTCGGCTCGGGACTGCAAAATCACCAAAGCCAGGGTGGCCCGCTCGTTACAGGCGGCCGGGCCGTTGTCGCCGTTTTCGACGTGCAGCCCGATGTTGAGGGTGTAAGTTGTGTCGTTCACTTTTGCTTCCTTGAATTATTTTATCGGGTGTTGTTTTTCAGCAACACTCGGGTCTTGCGGCAAAGGTGGGGGCACCCACTGCGGCTTGGGCTCGCGCTTGCCAAAGGTCTGGTCGAAGTTGTCCGAAAACGTCTTCTCGTCCACGCTGTACGGCCTGGGATCGTGGCCTTTTCCTCCTGCGCTCATGCTTCCCTCGCTTTCAGCATGTCGTCGGCCATCTTGTATGAGGCCAAAGCAATGATTTCGCCATTTGGCGCGTCGTTGTTGTTCAGGCCGCAGTAGCCTTTGTCGTAGGCGTCCCACATGATCGCCATCGCCTTAGCCGCAAAGTAGTCGCGCAGGGTCATGCCGTCGCATGGGGCCATGCCTTGCCAGCTTTGACCGTTTTGCAGTGGGATTGGAAACGCTGGCCCACCTGTGTCTTTAGCGTTGCTCATGCGTCGCGCTCCTGCATCACGGCGTTGGCCACGTCGACGGCCCAGCGTGCGTGTGCTCGGGGCCCGGTCTCGCCGTCTTTCCTTACGGGGCCGGTCGAGTGGCCGCAGATCCCAGCCAGCGCAGCGGCAATGAAATAGTCGCGCACCGACAAGCCGGGGTGGTAAGGGGCGAAGCTGTCGCCAGAGTCATCGGCCTGGGTCAAGCCAGAGGGGAAGGCGCGTCCGCCGTCGTAGATTGCAGTCATTTGATGAGTCCTTTGAAGGGGTTTTGGTTGTCGTAGTTCTTCCATGTTCGGCCCGTTTTGATCGCGGAGACCGTCGCCTGGGAGACGTTGAAGTCCTTGGCGATCTGCCACTGGACCCTGTCGTCTTCGCGTATCAGGTCGGCCTTTTGTGCATCGAGCCGGGCGAACCTGGCGCGGGCAAAAGCCGAGCGATTTTTTCGCAGCACCGGGTCGTGGACCCAAGCCGCTGTCTGGATCGTTCGCCGCTGCAAGCGTTGGCGAGGCATTGCCACGGCATGCGCCCAGCTGACACAAGCCACGTCGCCGCAGCAGTTGCTGGCCACAACGTGTTTGTTGTCACCGAAGCGCGCGCCAAAGTTCTCGCCGTACTTGTCTTCGACGATAAAGCGGCGCACCGGGCCAACGCGGCCCTGCCAGCGCATCACCGGCGTCAGAGAGCCCGTCATGCGGGCCCCGGTCCAGATCCAGCAACCTGAGTCCTCGTCAGCCACCGCGTGCGCTTGTACGGCTGCCAGCAGCGTCGTGAAAATCTTGCGTGTCATATCGGTCAATCGGTTAAGGCGGGGCCTACTCGCTGCGTCTGGTCAGTCGATGATCGTGGTGGCGGTTATCGCGCTTCGATCCTCTGCGCAGGCGGAACTTGCGTTCACCAGCATCCGCTTTCGGCCCCTTAAATTAGACGCGCCAGGTGATGGCTTTGACCGCCCACATTTGAGCGGTCTGGGCTTCGGTGATTGCGACGCTGGCCATGCGTGCGACTTCCGGTGAGCACTCGGCCTGGCTGCGCAAATGGTTCATCTGGTCAATCATTTCAGCGAAGCCACGCTTACAGAAATCAACCTCTGGGTTGTTGCTAGGGTTAAAGGTCAGGCCGACGGCTTTTTCGCCGAAGGTCATCTCGCGTTGTGCAGTCATGTGTTTTCTCCGAAAGGTTGTTCGCCGGGGTAGGGTGCGTGGGCCGGGGGAATAACCACCGCCCAAATGGCGGGAGCGCGACCCCGGTCAAACGCGCCCCAGCCGGAAATGTAGGCGTCTGGCATGTTGGCCAGGGCCAGGCGCACGGTGCGCGGGGAAGCACTCA